TTGGAAATCTGAGCGACTGTCCCATTCAACGTCTGGAAGTGTAATCAATGGTGCTTTCATTGCTCCAATAAGAGCAGCACAATCCGAATTAGCACCTCCTGCGTTTAAAACTGTACATCCTTGCATAATTCTAATTTATTTTTTTTTTAACACGCTTCGGGCAAAATCCGAATGTCATTAATGAACTTCACTTCTAAAGCGTCAAGTGTATCAAATAAAACATTTTCTTTTTTCTGGTATCCTAGCGATTCACCCCACAATAAATGGTCAAAATCTCGGTAATCTTCTCTGTGTACTTGTCCTAATTGTGAATGGTTATTCATTTCTTGAAGAAACAAATCCCACAATGGATAAAGTATTGGTCGAAAATTATTTACGTGCCTTTCTTTTGAAGTGTAGTCACTATTTGTATGAGTTGCAATAAATATTCTTGGTTTAACTTTGGCTATTATATCAGCTTCATATGTTCGTTCACTTTCGTTTGCCTCCCACACTAACCAAATTAAAGGATATTTAGGATTTTCAGCTTCATTATTCAAAGATTCAACTTTAGTAAGTTCCCAGTAAGTCCCATATTCACACAGTGGGTATGTTGCTTCTGCTTCATCCCATCTTGCGCGAACCGATGTTACTATTTCTTCAAATATTGCTGGAAAATCTCTAATATCAGCCATTGTTAAATACCAAAATTATTAATTATTCTTAACGGTGCAAAAATCCAATCAGGAAAAACATCTACATTTGCAATCATATAGTTATAAGCACTTGGAGCGTTATTATAAATCAAGCTTCCATCCGGTTGAATAATATTTCGATTTGATGTTTTAAACCAATAATTATCAAACCATCCGTATAGGCTTATCATATTGTTCCATGAATCAACCATTTTTGGATATGGATTAACGATTTCGGCATTTTCTGCCTGTGGCTTTATCGTTCCAACTCCACTTGGCTTAATAAACTCTCGCTCTTGATACCTATAATATACATAATATGCAATTAATGATTCTTTTGCATCGTTTTTTAGTCCCTCCCATTTAAGGGTCTGAGTAATGCCGTCAAATGTCATTTCAAATTCTGCACCTTCAATAAGTGATTTATAAGGTTCTACCGTTGGATTTGCAATTGCAAGTGAGTATAGCTTGTAACCTAATAATGAAATAAGAATTTCCTTTTCATACTTATCTATTGCTGCTTGCAATGGAATAGCTAATTTAGTCTTATTCGTTATTAGAATATCACCTGTTAAATATGTTGCATCTATTATTGACATTTGACGGCTTTATTTAAAATTTAGTATAAACGTACGGCCTAGGAACCGTTACTGCTGTTCCCGTTTGCGTGTACACTAATTTAATATATGGATACAGATAGTCTCTTATTGTAATCACCTCGGCATCCATTGCATCTGCTGTAACCCCAGTTATTGTAATAGTATCAATCGGTGCATAATTAACCCCATCTGGAGAACTATGAGCTATTAACGTGCCTCCAGCTGTTCCTGAGATCCAATCAGAATATAATTTTATATTAAAATCTAATTGTTTAGTTCCTTTTACCCTAAAAACAAAACTAACATTGTCAGCGTCTGTTATCGTATCCGTTTCAAATATATAAACATATGAAGCATCATACAAATACGCATCTGGCGTTACTTCTGTTGGTGCGGTCTGTGCGCTTGCTACAAACACACTAACCATAATTATAAATAATCCTAAAAACTTTTTCATTTTACTTCTTTTTAAAAGTTGCACTTCCTTTTTTAACCAAGGTTTTCGAAAGTTCTGCCGTAACTTCGTAAGGTTTACCGGTTGCCATGAATTCTGATTTCTCAGTTCCATACACAGTCACCATTTTGGGTTCTGCTACATTCCCTTTACCTGAGATGCTTTTGGTAGTCATTTTCTTTGCCATCGATTATACTCCTTTCTTCAATGCAGCTTTAACAGTTGCAATGTCACCTTTTACCCAACCTTTTTTATATTCAGTTGCAAGCTTCAATGCTGAAAACACTTCACCTACTACTGTGCGTTCGTTTTTAATGAACTGCTCACCATAAACACCATTACGAAGGATAAAGCTAGAATGCTGTTCTTGCACTAATTGTGAAGATCCAACCACTAACTGACCTAAAGTAACTTTGTTTGATACAATTGGACGAAGTCCACCAAATTGAAGATCGACAGGAATAAACTGTTGATTCCCAGTTGAATCTTGCAAATAAATTGCTTCAGCGGCATCACCTGGATTGATAAATACTACGTCAGGCGTGTAATTTTGATCTTGTACACGAAGTTTTAAAGCTCCGATACATGAATAAACAGTAGGTTCTACAATTTTACCATCAAGGGCAGAAGTAGTGTAAGCCGGAGTCCATGCAATTACATCTGTAAGAACTGAATCTTGCCAAACAATAATAACATCACGTTCAAACATCGCCACGATGTCCATAACAAGCTGTTCAAAATCAATGTCAACTTCCTCGGTAAATTCAACACGGCCAGCAAATTTATTGCGCTCTGCGTATTTCCATTCGAATTTCTTGTCGATAAGTGGCTTTGTGCTTCCTTCTGTAACTTTAGTAGGTACACCTTCTCCTGCTGTTATTTCTTCTTTCCAACGCCATACAGCAGGAACTTTACTCACCTGTTTCCCACCAATAACATCAATAATGAAGTTTTCAGGATAACGGAAAACCGCAATATCCATATCTTCAAAGATATTCATGGTATCGTGAGCAGTCGCTCCGGTAAGAATAGTAGATGTTGAATGAATTGCAGATGCCGCACGTTTTGCTTTGAATTCAATGTTCCAGTTCCCTGAACCTTTCATTGCGCGTTTAATGTCATCTTTCTTTTCTTCCAACATTGAACGAAGTTTGAACTTCTCATTGTTGGTTAATCCGCGTTTTGCTTTTGCTTCCATATCATCAACCTTTTGGGCTAATGAACGAATTACGCTTGATGCGTTGGCTCCTTCTTCAAACGTACCTAACATTTCTGTCAAGTCGTCAATTTCTTTCTTACGGGTCACTGAATCTGCCTGAAATGCTTTTTCGACAGCTTCACCCATCGACCCGAAAAAAGCAAGCTCTTGATCTGTAGGGTCAGTTTTCATGTTTGCCCTTACAATTTTCAAAAAATCATCTTTTTTCATTTTAAAAACTTTTTTGTTAATGTATTAAAAAAACTATCGCTTTCAGGCTTAGACCTCTTAATCTGGTCTTTCAATGCCCTCTTAACTTCTATTTGTGCTGAAATGTCTTGCGGTATTGGAGCAAATGATAAACTTGATGGTTCCCATAAGTCAGCATAATAAATAGGAATTTGCCCCTCTTTTCTTTCAATAGTATAATCTACAATGTCACCTTCAATACTTACTGTTTTAATTATTTTGTTGGATACATCATTCTTTAATTCTTCATCTGCTCTTGATCCGAATTTAACTCGCATTACAATTCCCTGATCTGTAAAATCATATCCTACTGTAATACCAAGAGTATTAAGTGCTGATTGCTCCCACGGATGATTATCAAACAATGGCAACCCAGAATCCATTCTATCGGCTTGTATATTTTCCTTCGAAGTTCTTAGCACTTGGTAGAAATATTCATCATTCTGCCATGAGTATCTAAGCTGTTTATTTTCCGCCGGAATTGCAACTGCTTCAAAATCCCAGTCAGTTCCATCAGCAACAGGCGTAATTAAAGCTCTACAAATTTGCTTATCGTCCTTCTCTTTATTTTTCGTTTCCATAACGGCTATGAATTTCGGTAATTATATTATCAATCTCTAATTCTGGTTTAATTTCTTTTAATTTCTTTATGTTTTCTAGCTTTTTCGCTGTTAAATCTTCCGATTCTATTTCATTTTCAACTAATGCTGATACACTTGATATATCAAATAGAATTTGATTTCCTGTCTTATCAATGCCGAACATCTTTGTCAAATTCCCTGATATAGTTTTTGCTGCTGATAACAAAGCATTCTCCCATACATTCGCTTCTGCATTCTCTTGGTTATCGTATGTTGATTGATCCTTCCTCGGAACCAATACTGGAGGAATCTGGAATACAGATGCAATCTTTACGGCATTTTCAAGAGTCTCATCCAATGGCATTAAATCACGTATGGAGGCTAATGTTTTAACGAATTCAATAGGAACTCCTGAAATCCCCCAAATATTCCTACGTCCCGTCAATCCGTTACGCTCATTAATGTCGTTAATTATATCATCTCTCTTACTTCCGTCCATGTTGGCTATAGCAGTATCTAAAGAAGTTCCAGAACTTGCAGATTGCTTTTTAGCTAAATAACCTGCTGCACCATTATTTGCATAAACATTGTAACGTGCGGAATAAACCGAAAGCAAAACATCAATTGATTTGTTCGCGCCCCACATTGGAGATGACGCAAGCACATTGGAATCTGAACGCCTTTTTAATCCATAATTATTAATGACTAGATTATCAACATCCAATTCTCCCCTGCCATTGCTACCATCACAATAATAGGCTTTTCTAATCATATCATTCCAACTACTAATATTCAGAATTGATTGATTTGAATATTCATCAATTTCAAATAGATTAGGTTGCAAAACATCCCATCTTTCTATAGTTGAAACACTCGGTTTATTATAAATACTTGGAACACCAAGATAATTTATTGCATTTCCGTCTGAATATAAAGAAAACACATATTGATATACTAAATCTGAAAAAGAGAATAGTGGGTTAATCGAATCGCTTACAAACCTGTTTAATTCCGAATTAACTATTTCACGCCCTGCCTTATTTGCTATAAAGAATCTTAGCTTCGAAATTCTATCAGCGTAAAAGTCAACAGGAAAATACATTTCTGCTACTGAATTGGCTAAAATGAAAGCATTCTTGTTTGTGAGACTTTCAGGGACAATCAGATTCCCAACGCTTTTAACTTCGTAAGAATCTACTTCCTTGACATCTACGCCTCTTTTGCCAAACCACCATTTTAATCTACCCACTGCAAATAGTTTTTACAAAGCTATAAATTTTTATTGAATTGTGAAAATTTAATTGTTTTGTGACATTTTGCATTTACCGCACGTTGTAAGTGTGTAATTTTGACTAAACAAATACACATTTATCAACACTTTGATTAATTATAATTCTTTATTTAATATTTAAACTAAAGAATTATACTAATAATGTCCTGTTAGTACTGTTAGCATCTATATCAATCATGTGAATTGTAGATAATTGTCATGTGTACTATAGTGTTAATATTTCGATAAAAAAAGCCACTTATAAACATCTCTGATTCTAAGTGGCATAAAACTAACCAATACTAACAAACCCATTTTTCATATTAACCAGTTTTTAACAGGTTATTAACTATCGAAACTACTGTCCATATATAATTTTGTGATATTTTAATTTCACTATGTTTGCGGCCATACACAATCCGTCAATTGCATCTATCTTGTGATTATTATCACCATCTTTTAAATATCCAGTTGCATCATTAATGAATGATAAATACTCTGGATTCTGCTTGTAGTTAATGTCAAAAACAAAGAATTTCTTTACAAATTCATAATCTGACAGAATGCGTGTTTCTTTCTTGATAGATGAATGAAATGGTGCAAAGTGTACATTCTTGGGTAATTTATTCTTAATAAGCAATGCAGCAGCTAACCCTACACCGTTGGATTCAAGGAATAATGCTTCTATATCATTCTCTATTATTCTCGGTGGTATTCTCTCCACATTTGCCTCTATTCCTAATGTGGAATGTATAACATCTTTCACATAACAAACTATTCTACCTTCTATTTCTGCAACATGAATAAAAGGATTTGAATATTTATCGCCTCCTGTGTCTGCTGGATCTGAAACCGAAAATCTGAATATTATTGATTCTTCCGGTATATTTGATAAGTTCTGAAAGTTAAGTTGTGATTTCGGAAGCAATACACCTTCCGGCTCTGTAATCCATCCACCTAAAACTATATTTTCATATTGCTCTGGGTCTTCTTCTTTCATTCTTTCATAGTCTGCCAGAATATTAGGCGGCATTTTTGAGAACGTACAATCTAAGTAGCTAGTATGAATGTACATTACATTGTCAATTATGCAATTATCGCCACCTTCTAACCCTTTCTTTTCAAAATATTCTTGAAATATCCAATGTTCCCTAGTAGTTGGATTTAGTATCAAAATAGAAAGGTTCCTTTTCTCCGCATCACGGATGGAATAGAATATCTTTTTGAATGTTTTCAAGTCTGGCAACTCTTCGGCTTCATCATTAACAAAGCAATTAAAGCCCGACAGCGATTTTAGATTTGCTGTCTGGGCTTTAGCTCCTGGCTTTATGCCTTTAAAGGCAATACGATTGTTTTTATACTCAATATGTGTCTTTGTGTCATTCACTACTCCCTCTAAACCTAGCATTTCTATTTTGTCAGAAACTTCAGGCTTAATTGAATCTATAATTGTTGAGTTCGTGTACCTTGTATAAAGGATATTCCAATCAAACCAACGTAAAGCAGTATTTGCAAAAATGGATACAGTGTAAGATTTAAGCGAATACCTACCACCTGTCATTATTACCGTGTCAACGTCTGGATATTTCCCTTGTAATAATTTGAATAACGGCTGAAATTTTTCTGAAAATTCAAGTTCATTTCTCATTTTCTTTATTCAAATCCTTAAAAACAAATACAGGCGGTTCTAATGATTTACCACCTGGACCGCTCAACTCCTTCTTGTCTGTTAATCCTAAATCGCGTGCAATAATGTTCGGATTTAATAATTCTGCTGCTGCTCCTTCAAACTTCTGAGTCTTTATAGCCTCATCTATCGCGTGTGTGACACCAATAAAATCTTTATTCTCTCTATAGTTTTCAAATGTCGTTTTTGAAATATCAGAAAACAAACAAAATCCTGACAAAGTCATTGCTCTCATTTTAGGCACATTCACTTTTGTTACTTCTCCCTTAAAGCAAAATACTTTCATCTCTTCTAAGGGATTTCCTTCTAGCCATTTAGAATAATCTATAAATTCATCCCATAAAAATTCAGGAGTGTATTTAAACCCTCTTCCATGTTTACTTCTAAACTGCCAGTAATTATTTCCTTCTGGTGCTGCCATTTATTCCTAATTTAGATAAATAAATTTAAAATAAGGCAGATCATCACATCTGTAATTATATGGTCTTTCAAGTCCTTTCATTACTGATTCTCTATATCTTTCTTTCCAGAACTTGTAATTTTCATCTCCATACAAATCAATGTTTATCTCTGCCAATTTCATTTCAATATATATACTACGATTATCCATTTATTTGACCTCCTTCAAAAAATGATAAACATATATAGGCTGTCCTAAAATATCTACTCCTATGTAATAAGTTACTTTCATATTCTATAAAGGTATATAATTTAAACGTTAGTTGATTAATTAAGGTTTCGACTTAGTTTATAGTTGAAACAAATTA